AGATGGCTTCAGACCTAAACTGTTACTTCATCCTCACCTCCCATATCGAGAAAGAACCCGATGAAATCACTGGAATGGCAAAAGTTGGAGTTAGCACGCTCGGACGTAAACTCGCGCCTCGAGTCCCTCGCTTCTTTAGCGAGGTCATTAGAGCGCGTAAGAGCGGAGATGGAAAGTATCTTTGGTCAACTCAGGATGCTGAGGCTGACCTCAAAAACCGAGCACTAACTTCCAGCAACAATCTCCCGCAAGATTTCGGCCCAATCGTCGAAGCCCACAACCGCCGATTGGAGTTAGCGAAGTAAAGGACCGGGTGCCGCGGCTCGGTAAAGCTCACCGCGGTTTCGCAGACCAGAAAAAGGAAACAAAACTATGCCCTTCGATGCTGAAAAGTTCCTCAATCAAACTATCCAAGACTCGATGTCTACAATCACCATCCCCTGCCCGGAAGGGGAATTTAAGGCCTTCGTGGACGATGGCGAGCGCGCCATCACCTTTCGCGAAGGTGGACTCGATCGCAACGGGAATGAGCTTTCCCCGCAGTGCATCGTCGCCTTCGCGATCATGGGCGACCAGCTTCCGAATCAAATCCTGAAGCGCGATAAGGTGCTGGTGAATATGAATATTTGGCTGGACGTCTCGGGAGACCAGCTAGATCTGAATGAGGGCAAGAATGTTGGCCTCGGCCGATTGCGGAAAGCTCTCGACCAGAACGACGGCGCGTGGAATCCCCTTATGATGAAGGGCAAAGGCCCGGTCATGATTAAGGTTTCCCAGCGAAGCGATAAGAACGACCCCACGCAGAAATATGCGGAGGTCAACCGAGTTAGCAAGATCACCGGCTAGACTGCTCCTACAGTCTCGCTGCTGAGGCCCGCCGGGGGAGCAGAACAGCCCCCTGTTACCAACCCTCCGGCGGGTTCAACTCTTGGAGATACCCACCATGTTCGAAGCTGGAGTTGTGATCTTCTTCCGCCAAATGGCAAGCGATAACAATTTGGCCCGCTCAATCCTCCCTGCCGCGCGGGCTGTGGAACTCCGTTCCCACCACGCCCACCCCGAGGACTACGTCGTGGTTGACCAGAACCGGGAGATCATCGGCGTCTTCCCACGCGACTACGTCGCCGCAATCATGCCAATAGTAACGGAGGGACCAGGTGTTACCAATTAGTCGCCACGACGTAGTCGTGCCCCCGCGCCAGAGGCGCGAAATCCCCCAGACCAGCTTGAATGAGCTGAAGGACTCGATCCTTGAGAACTCCCTGCTTCATGCTCCGGTGGTGCAGGAGAAGGCCGGCAAATACATCCTTGTCGCGGGGGAGCGGCGCCTTCGCGCAATCGACGCGATCGCAGCCGAGGGCAAGACCTTTGTCTATAACAAGACCCAATTCCCGCCAATGACCCTTCCGGTCGTGCTACTAGACGAGGCCCTCAATGACATCCAACGTGCCGAAATCGAGCTGGCCGAAAACGTGGTCCGTCTGGAACTCCCTTGGCAAGACCGTGTGGCGGCCCTTGCTTATATTCACAACATGCGCAAGCTTGACAATCCCAACCAATCCATCGCAGAAACTGCTCGCGCAGTCATTGCTGAGAGGGTCAGCGAACTCGCAGGACCTCAAGGAGGATCTGCAGAATCTACCCTCATGCGAACTATTAGACAAGCTACAATTATCAATGAGCACCTCTCTAATCCTGAAATTGCTAAAGCCAGAAATGCCACGGAAGCTTTCAATCTTATTGTGTCGAACGAACAGCGAGCTTTCGAGGCCGAGCTTATCCGACGAGGACAAAAACGATCAGTAACTATTGAGGTCCGCCATGGCTCCCTACTGGAGATCCTCCCAAAACTCGAATCAAGCACCTTCGACACCATCCTCGCCGATCCTCCCTACGGGATCGGAGTGGACACCGGCGGGTTTAGGCAACGAACAATTATCCACCACAACTACGACGACACCCCCGACACCGCCAAGGGACTCCTCTCCTGCATCATTAACGAAGGATTTAGAATTTGCAAACCACGAGCCAATCTGTTTATCTTCTGTGACATTGACCTATTCGGATGGGTTAAGGAGGCGAGTGCACGTGCCGGTTGGGACGTCTTCCGTACACCTATTACATGGCAGAAATCAGACTCCGAAGGAATGGCCCCGTGGGGACGGGAGGGCTTTCGTCGAACTACGGAATGGATATTTTTTGCTCGTAAGGGTCAAAAAGGACTTATCCATTCCCCCATCGATGTACTCCGGCACAATCGAGTCGCTCGCGATGAGCGCGAGTACGGTCCCGAGAAACCAGTGGCTCTCATCAAGGAGTTACTGGCTGCATCTACTCTACCTGGTGATTATGTTCTCGATCCTTGCTGTGGCAGCGGTTCTACATTGGTAGCGGCCCGCGAGCTAAACATGCGTGCCCTCGGGATCGATAATGATCTCAAAGCCTACAACCTTTCCCTCGTCAAGGCTAATCAGGAGAATCGCGATGGACCACAACCAGTTAGCGGCACGGCTCCGTGAGTTGGGACTAACCGGGTTAGCGGAATGCGCCGGAAACGGGATGTATATGGAAATCTCGTCTCCCTATCCCCTTCCGCAACTCCGCCTTGTCCGTGAACTCGCCGCCGCCGCCACACGCGACCCCGACCGCGCGGTGGAGATCCTCGCCCTCCGTCAGGAGGTAGCGGAAGGGAAGTACCAACAATGACCTATTGTCCCTCAGCTCCTGCCGCCGCCCCCGATCTCTGGTACGGAACTAGTGGTCCTCACCGTGCCGACATCGCGGTAGTGGCAGAGAGCTGGGGGGCACAAGAGGCCTACTTGCGCAAACCGCTGGTGGGCCCTTCGGGGAACGAGTTTGACCGAATCATTAATGAGGCCGGTCTCTCTCGTTCCCAGATCTTCTGTACCAACTGCTTCGCAGCCCAGCCCCCAAATAACGAGGTCTGGCGCTTTTTCCACTCTAAAGATTCTGGGGAAGCTAAATGGCAAGGACTACAACCGACCGCATGGGCAATGACGGAATTGGAGAGGATGAAGGCGCAGATCGCCGCGGTCCAACCGAAGGTTGTTATTGCACTTGGCAACTATGCCCTCTGGGCCCTGACGGAGAATCTTGTATCGTTTTCCTCCGAGTCGGCGGGGGATGGTGTAACGATCCTTGCTCCCACCGGCATAATGTCGTGGCGAGGGTCAATGCTAGAAACCGCCGCAATCGCGGCGCTGCCGGGCTTGAAGATCCTCCCATTAATACACCCGGCGGCCATCCTCCGCGCTTGGTATCTTCGAGCGGTGACAATCCATGACCTCTCCACTCGTGTCCCACTTGCGCTTAGTGACGATTGGAGACCATCTACGCCTCCAAATATCATTGCAGCGTCTGATTTCCGAACAGCAGATCGAATCTTGGGCAACTGGCTCATCCACGCCGCAAGTGGAAATCTGCTCCACCTGTCTCACGATATTGAGACGTCCAGGGGTAGCATCACTTGTATGGCCTTTGGGGACGGCCCGTGGCGCGAGGGATCAACCGCATTGGTCGTGCCACTTGTGCGACCAAAAGGGAATAAATCGTTTGATAGCTATTGGAGTGCTGAAGAAGAATTCTCCCTTGTCCGCACCATGAGACTATTGCTGAGTCACCCAAATGTCAGAATCATCGGCCAGAACTACAACTACGACACCCAGTGGATTGAGCGGGATTGGGGAATTCGACCAAACCTCGATTTCGATACCATGCTCGCTCACCATCTACTATGGCCAGGAACCCCAAAGGGGCTCGACTATCTGGCTTCCCTGTACAATCATTATTACTGGTATTGGAAGGACGACAATAAAGAATGGGACGTACGGGAAGGCGGTTGGGAGGCGCATCTCAGGTATAACGCTGAGGACGCCCTTCGGACTTATGAGTGCGCCACCGAGCTGCGTGCCCAAATCTCTGCGCAGGGCTTTGAACAACTATGGGCCACAGAAAAAGCCAAAAATAACCTTGCCCTCGAGATGATGCGCCGCGGGGTCCGCATCGACCGCGCAAAGCGCGCGGAGATGGGCTTCCAGCTTGCCTACGAAAAGCAAAGGATCGACCAATGGCTCCTCCAGATAATACCACAGAGTTTTTTAAGCGGCTCGGAATATTCGCCCTTACAATCGAGGAAGAATTGGACAAGCTCCGCCAAGCAGCAGAAAGACTTGTTCTATCGCATTTTAGGATTTCCCGCGAAACGATCTCGGAAGACCGGGAACGAAACCCTGGATGCGGAAGCCCTCGAGCGGTTAAGAAAAGACGTCCCGTGGGCCGCCCGGCTGTGGGACGCTCTAGAACTCCAAAGAAGCATAAGCGTGTTTAAGAACACATTCATTGATGCAGAGTTGGAGCCGGACGGGAGAATGAAATGCAGCTTTAATACTGCGGGAACGGAAACCTTCCGTTGGTCCAGCTCAGCCAATGCATTCTGGCGAGGGACCAATTTGCAAAACATCCCCAAAGGGGAGGAGAGGGAGTGAAAGTGCTGGTTGGATGTGAGACCTCCGGTGTCGTGCGCCGAGCATTTACCGCTCTCGGCCATGATGCATACTCCTGTGACCTCCTCCCCGCAGA